GATAAAAATAAAATTCTTTACATCTATTGGGAATATTACAGTCGTCATAAAGACGATCCAGAAATAGCGGATGATCTTCAAGAATTTGTTGAAACAAAGGAACGCATAAAAGGTGATTTTGCTGAACCAAAAACCATCTACTATTTAAAAAAGCGTGGTATCAATATTTCAGGAGCTTACAAACCAAAAGGTTCTCGCTTACAAAATACAAAGAAGATAAAAAGATTTAAACGCATTGTTTGTTCAGAGCAATGTCCAAACACGATTAGAGAGTTAAAGAATCTCACATATAAAAAGGATAGGCATGGCAATACAATTTATGACGAGTTTAATATTGACCCGCATACTTTTTCAGCTATTTGGTACGGATTAGATGACTATGAGGTTGTCGATTTAAAAGATAAAAAAGAAACATACAAAGCATTACAAAGGCTCGGTTTATAAAGGAGGGATATCTTGGATAGTAGTAAAAAGCGTTTTTTAGATGAATCTAATAAACAGTATGTATATGCCAGTACAGACGAACTGTTAGATAACTTGGGTGATTTAAAAGAGATGGTTACTAATCATGAGAAACATCAGGCTAGTAGATTAAAAGAGTTGGAAAGTTATTACCTTGGCGATAACACTACTATTTTAAAGAAAAAACGTAGGAAAGAAGAACATTTAGCTGATCATAGAGCAACGCATAATTTTGCTAAATACGTTTCTCAGTTTATCCAGGGGTATATGGTTGGTGTCCCGATTAAAATGCAATATGAAGATGACGATAAAGCAACCAATGAAATACTTACTAGCATAAATCGTATAAATGAGGCGGATGCCCATAACAGCGAATTAATACTAGATTTATCTATATACGGTAGAGCATATGAATTACTTTTCCGTTCCCAAGATGACGAAGTGAAATTTGTTTCTCTTAATCCAAAAGGGACGTTTGTGATTTATGATAAAACGGTTGAAAAAAAACCTATTGCAGGTATTAGATACTACCGTGAAGATGAGGGAACGTTTATAGAGTTGTACACCAAAACACAAAAAGTGAAAATTGTACATGATGAAGAGGAAAAGTTAAATATCGTTGATAGCGAAATGCATTTTTTTGATGGTGTGCCAATAATTGAATATGTGAATAACCGTTTTAGGCAAGGGGATTTTGAAAATGTGTTGAACCTAATTGATTTATATGATGCTGCGCAATCTGACACAGCCAACTATATGACGGATATAAACGACGCCATGTTAAAAATAGTTGGAAACTTAGAGATGGATCCAAAAGAAGCAGATGAAATGCGGGAACGAAACGTCTTATTGTTAACACCAGGTACAGACGCCAACGGAAAACAATTAAATGCTGATGCAGATTACATTTATAAAAAATATGATGTTGCTGGTGTTGAAAAATATAAAGATAGAGTACAAGCTGATATTCATAAGTTTACGAATACCCCTAACATGAATGATGAAAGTTTTGCAGGTGTGCAATCCGGCGAATCGATGAAATATAAGTTATTTGGATTGGAACAAGTTAGAGCAACAAAAGAAAGGTATTTCAAGCGTTCATTGCGTACTAGGTACAGGTTAATTAATAACATCTTAGAGTTTGCACAAGAAGGTAGCTTTGACGCTGATAAAATGGCGATTACTTTCACACCTAATCTTCCTAAGTCGGCAAAAGATGAAGTAGATATGTTTAATTCGCTTGGCGGTGAGTTATCAGAGGAAACGAAATTAAGTTTACTTTCCCTTGTAGAAAACCCTCAAGAGGAATTGGAACGTTTGGAAAAACAACGTAAGAAAACACGCCCTAGTCAATACCTGGACACACCGAATTGAGGTGTTTTAAGTGCCTAAACAAAGCTACTGGGAAAAGAGAGAAAAAGACCACATCAAAAGAGAACAGATGAAAGACGAAGAAATAGCCAGGGAAATAGAAAGGATTATACAAATTGCTTTACTGGAAGCTGAAAAGGAAATAAGAAATTTCTACTCCCGTTATGCGGGTAAAAATAACTTAACTCCTGCAGAAGCAAAAAAAGCAATATCTGAATTTGATGTACAAGCTTTTGAAGCCATTGCAGCAAAGTATGTGAAAGAGAAAAATTTTAGTGATAAAGCGAATAAAGAACTATATACTTACAACACTAAAATGCGCATTAGTAGGCAAGAACTTCTTATGATGTATTTAAATGCTCATTTAGTTGTAATGGCTGACGAACAAGTTAAAACTATGCAAGAATACTTTGAAGAGGCTGCCATGTCAGAAGTTGCTAGACAGGCTGGTATACTAGGTGCCAATATCGTGATTACTCAACCAACTTTATTGTCCATTGTTGGAGCTTCTTTTCACGGTGCTGTATGGTCTACACGTATTTGGGATGATATGGTAGGATTACGTGAAGAATTAGATAGGATTATCACCAGTTCTATTATTCGAGGTGCTCATCCTGATAAATTCATCAAAGATATACGGGAAAGGTTTAGTGTTTCAACATTCTATGCTAGGAGATTATTAATTACGGAAGTTGCTAGAGTCCAAACGGAAGCGCAAAAAATATCGTATCAAAAGCTTGGTGATGAAGATGCCGAATATAGATTTATCGCTCTCATGGATGACAGAACTACAAAAACATGTAAAAGTCTAAACGGTAAGAGATTTAAAGTTAAGGATATGAAACCGGGTGTTAATGCACCTCCTATGCATCCTTTTTGCAGGTCAAGCACTGTATTAGACTTAGGGGACTGGCGTACTAAATTCTTTGAAGAAAAGAAGAAGACTTATGCATTGGATGCGGATGATGAAAAAGCATTTACTATTGATGATGAGAGGGTAATTAAAAATTACATGGGCGCTCAATCCTATGTGGTGAATGACAAATTACGTAATGGCTATAAATTAGATGAGGATGAAAAGAAGTTTGTAAAAAATCTCGATAGAGCTCTAGGCAAAATGCCTAAATATAAAGGTGATTTAACCAGGTCGTTGTATTTCAATACTCCTAAAAAAATGAAAGAGTTCCTATCAAAACATGAAATAGACAATGTTGTACAGTATAATGGTTATACATCAACTACAAAGGGAGTTAGATATAATCCTGAATCACAAGTTGAGCTATATATACTAGACAGTAAGAATGGCAGAGATTTAACTAAATTTAATGCTGCCGAAGCTGAAATTTTGTATGAACGAGATGCAAAATTCAAAGTAGTTGGTAGAGAAACATTCAAGGGAGTCGAATATATCTTTTTGGAGGAATATGATGAATAAAAACAATGAATTGTTTAAACATCCAAGATGGACAGAACCTCCTACACCAAAGGTTATAGGAAAAGTTAAAACTACGAAAAAAGAGAAAAAAGAAAACAAAAGAAAAATAGAAGAAGCAATGAAAAGGATTAAAGGCACTGACTAATCAAAAATGGTCAGGTGCTTTTTATTTTTTCAATGTATAAGGGAGGTTATGAGATGGTTTATACATGGCATACAAGTAAAATCTATGCTTTACCAATCGTAGACGGGATTCTCAATTGTGGTAATACTAAGTTTAGCTACAATGAAAAAGAAGCAAAAATACAATTTGTTTTAGCTGATGAACAGTCACAAAAATTTCTTGATACTGTTGCTACTGGTAAAAACCATGAATTACGCGCACGGTTTGGTGACAGTGATTCAACATACCTATTATTCCCTCGCTGTTCATCGAGATTATCAAAAATTGAAAGTGAAGTAGAAGATTATACAACAGTGGAATTAACCTTAAAAAGGGAAGGTGATAGTGATGATTAAACATATTCTTTCAAATATAGGTGGTTTTTATGGAAAAATATCTTAAATCCATTGATAAGAGTTTAAAAACGATAGCGAAAGAATTAAAAAAGATGAATGATATTAAACAACAGACAGAACCATTTGAGAAGAAATATAGAGATACATCTTGTTGTGATGTCGATATTGAAAATACAAGGCCTGAGGGTAGTAATTAAAAACATAGGAGGATATGAAATGAACAACCAAATCGAAAATAGCTTTAGTTATCATGCACCAAAAGAAGAACAGGTTGAGAAATATAATGCAATAAGAGAGAAAGCTAAGGAACTAGCTTATCTGATTGATGAAGTTTGTCCTAACAGTCGTGAAAAGTCAGTTGCATTAACTAATCTGGAAACATCTATCATGTGGGCAAACGCCTCTATTGCTAGAAACGAATAACCCTCGTCTTTAGCCAACAGACGTTATAAACAGGGCTTTTTATTATGCCAAAATCAATCGTACACGGGCATTTTATAACTTAATAGAGTAAATACATTAGGAAGGTCGTAGATGGGCTTATATGGCGTGTCTGGGGCTTTTTTTAATGCATTGAAATAGACAGTGAATAATGCGTGTGTGGGAAATGGAGGAAATGAAATGTTTAAAGATATGAAAAAACAAATAAAACCATTAAAAATGCAGTTACAATTTTTTGCGGAGGAAGATCCAGATCCAAAAGACCCACCTGCAGATCTACCGAAAGAACCAACAGACCTGAAAGGCGGAGAACCTACTAAAGTAGAGCTAACAGAAGAAGAATTACAAAAGAAAATTGAATCTGAATCAGATAGAAAACTGCAAAGAGCTTTACAAAAGAAAGAACAAGAGTGGGAAACAAAAACACAGGAAGCTATTAAGCAGGCTTTGGCAGAAGAAAAACGCTTGTCAAAGCTATCTGAAAAAGAGCAAGAAGAAGAACGCATGACCAAGCGCGAAAAAGAATTACAAGATCGCGAGAATGAACTAAAACGCAAGGAGTTAAAGGCAGAAGCGATTACGGACTTGAGCAATAAAGAACTACCGACTGAATTTGCAGACTTTCTACTTGCGGAAGATGCTGAAAAAACACTAGAAAACATCAACTCATTTAAAAAGGCGTTTGATGCAGCTGTAAATAAAGCTGTTAAAGAAAAACTGCGTCAAGAAACGCCAGATAGTGGCGTGGGAACCAGTAAAGGCACAAACACTATTGCTGAGATTCGCAATAAAAAAGATAAAGAACAAAATAAAGCGCCTGATTTGTGGGCATAGAGGAGAGATATTAGATGTACGTATCAAAGAAAACGACTTATGATAGCAATCCAAGTTTTGTTTCGAGTGAACATATTATTAGTCGCACTCGTACAGCAACGCAATCTATGGGAGTTAATCAAAACGGAAAAATTATTTTAAAAGCTGGGACAGTTTACCCTGCAAATGATGCTACAGCACAAGGGGTTACTTTACATGATGTTGAATTAACTCATGGTGATCAACCAGTAGGTGTTATGGTAGAGGGCTATATTTATGAGTCTCGTTTACCAGAAAAAGTATCTGATGAAGCAAAAACGGCAATGAAAGCAATTAAATTTGAAGATTATAATGCAACGGAGGGTAAATAATTATGCCAAACATTGAAGAGTTTTTGACTGACCAAGCACTACAAGATTATACACAATCTCGTGAATACCCATTAACAGTTGGTGATGGATTATTCCCGACTGATCGAACAGAAGAATTTGAAATCAAATATTTGTTAGGTAGTAATGCAGCGCCAGTATCGGCATCTGTACATGCTTACGATACGGAATCGCAAATTGGATCACGTGATGGAATTGAAGAAATGAGCATGGAACCTGCATTGATTAAAAGAAAAATCAAAATGGGTGAACGATTAATTAAGTCCATGACACAAGCTCGTACTAATGCAGAAGTGCAACGTGTTATTGATCGTATCTATAATGATGTCGATAATATGGTTAACTCTGTGCGTACTCGTATTGAACGTATGCGCTTTGAAGCTATTTCAACAGGTAAACTTACAATTAATGAAAATGGATTAAAAGGCACTATTAACTATGGTGTAGCAAAAGATCAAAAGGAAACATTAACAGATACTAAAATTTGGTCAGATGCAAAGGCTAAACCATTAGATGATATTGATCGTTTTGTAAACAAAGTTGTAGAGCACTCGGGGGTTACGCCAACAAGAATTTTAACTTCTCGTAAAGTGTTCAACGTTTTAAAACGTCATGATTCGGTACGTAAGGGTATTTTTGGTGTTAATAGCGCACGTCTTGTAACAAATGCTGAATTGAATGCTTTTTTACAAGAACAAGGGTTACCTGCTATTGCTACAGATGATCGTGTATACCGTGAGCAAAAGAATGACGGAAGTTATGTAACAAAAAGATTTTTCCCGGAAGACGCTTTTGTATTATTGCCTGGTGGTGAACTTGGTAAGACGGTTCACGGCATTACTCCTGAAGAAGCAAATATGCGTTACATGCAAACAGCAACGTTTGAAAACTTTGGTAATATTGTTGCTCAAATTTATTCAACTAACGACCCTGTGGCGCGTTGGACAAAAGCTGTAGCACTTGCAATGCCTTCATTTCCAACTGCAAACCAGATCTTTATTGCCAATGTTTTAGGAGGAGATGGGAACGATACTCCCTAATGAACCCCTTGGAATAGGGGACGCCAAAATTGGAGACACCCTTGAAATAGGGTAATAAAAAAGGAGGAATTTTCATGGCTACAAAAGAAGAATTAAAACAAGTATTTGTGACTGGTGCTGTACCAACAGAACAGAACTTTCATGACTTGATCGATGTTGCTGGTTCTCCTGGAAATAAAGGAGATGCAGGAAAATCAGCTTATCAAATAGCTGTCGACAATGGTTTCAAAGGGACGGAGCAAGAGTGGTTGGCATCTTTAAAAGGTCCAAAAGGGGATACTGTAAAAGGCAAGGATGGCGTTAGTGTCACAGACATTACATCTGATGGCACAAATATCACTTTTACCTTATCGGATGGCAACACTAAAGAAATCCCTTGGCCAAAACAAGGGTAAGGAGTAACTTATGGATACTTTAGATAACGTAAAGACTGTGTTGGGAATTGTAGATGAGCTACAAGATAAGGTTCTAACGATAATTATTAACAATACTCGTTCCCATTTAACATTATGGTTAAAGAAGCATACGGATTTAAAAGAAATACCCGAAGAATTGAACTTTATCGTTGAAGAACTAGTTATTGCTCGTTTCCAGCGCATTGGGAGCGAAGGAATGAAGTCCGAATCTGTGGAGGGGCATTCCGTCACCTATAACGAGGATGACTTTGCTCCTTATTTATCGATTCTAAGTGCTTTTATTCCTGACAACGAAGAGAAAAAGCAAGGAAAGGTGTGCTTTTATTGAGGTACACAGACCGTATCACGTTGCATAAAACATTTGGAAGGCAATATGACCCGGAACAAGGAAAAACAGTGGTAGCTGTTGATGAAGGGGTTGTATTGCCTTGTAATTTGTCCCCTGTGACGTTGGAAAAGTCTGCAATGGTCTTTGGTTCCATTGATAAGAAAGTCGCCACAGCCCGCCTACAACGCCCGTATAAAGATTATGCAGATAAAGCAGTTGTTAATGGTCAAAAATACAACGTTCTCCGGCATATCCCGTATAAGTCAGAGAGCGTTTTTTATTTGGAAGGTGTAGAAGAATGGACTTAGATGATTTGATAAATCAATTTGACCGAATGTACGATGAAATTGAGGACGATGTTGGGGAAATCGTTAAAAACAACACCATTGAAATGACAAAGGAAACAGTAAGCAATGCTGAAAAGCGATTTGATAAGGGATATGCAACGGGTTATACGGCACGAAACATTGAAACAGATGTAATAGATAAACTTCATGCTAAAACAATTTCAAAGTCCGAGCATTCAGGCTATCTAAACTATGGTACTAGATTTATGGAAGCCACTTGGTTTTTACGAGATGCGTATTTAAACCAGCGCGAAAAAGTCCATAAAGATTTAAAAAAGTTAGTAGAGTAGGGTGAATATATGGAATCACCACAATTACAGTTGTTTAACCACATATTTAACAAATCATTAGCATTAGGGTATGCAACCATTGACTACTCTCCAGTGAGCAATAAAGGGTTAACGTATCCGTTCGTATACGTAGGAGAACGAGTTAGTGAGGACATTATAAACAACAAACAGGTTATTACAGGCAGAATAATGCAAACAGTCCATGTATGGGCTTATGCGAATAACAGAAGTTTGTTCGATCAGATGATGTTCAAACTGCAAATGGAGTTTAGAAAGATAAATAGATTACCGAATTATAGATTGAAATTAGAAGGATTAAATTCCAATGATATGTACGATAACACGACAAGCGATGACTTGCTTCACGGAATTATTGAAGTAGAGTATCGCTTAGTTTAGGAGGAAATTATATGCCAGAAATTGCAAACGGGGTACACAAAGTATTGTACTTTCGTAAATTAGGGGAAGCCGCCAACGCGGCAAAGCTAGTATTTCAAACGGAACATGCCAAGTCTTATGCACGTGACCGCGAATCGACGCCTACAAAGGATGGGAATGTACAGGGTTCTGCACCACTAGAGGATGAAGTAAGCATTACTGCCATACAATCCACAGACGACCCTACATTTACCATGTTGGAGGATTCTATTGTAGAAGATTTTCCTGTAGAAATGTGGGAAGTTGATTTAGCTAAGAAGAAAGTATTTAACGAAGACGGAAAAGAAATAACAAAGTTTGCTGCTGAATACCGTCAGGGTTATATTACCGAGTGGGAAGCGACGAGCTCCGCCGAGGATAATCCAGAAGTGGAAGGAACATTTTTAACAGTAGGAGTAAGACAAAAAGATTACGCTACTTTACCAGAAGGGGATATTGAAACACTTTCCTATGTGTTTCATGACATATTGGAGACTGATCCAGCGGATGATGGATTAGCTAAACCGCCAGAGAATGATGATACTCCCTAATGAACCCCTGCCAATAGGGGATGCTGTAATTGGAAAAACATTAAAGATTGATTAGAGGGGGGAAAATGACCCTCTCTTTATTACTTTGAGGAGGAATATTTATGCATATTAACTTTAACGGTAGAGAGATTGAACTTTCATTCGGACTTCGTACATTAACAGAAATTGATAAGGATTTAGGCTTAGAAATTGAGGGAGCAAATCTTGGGGAAGGATTAGAAATGCTTGTACCTAAGTTACAGTCCGGAAATATCATAGGCTTATCCAAAATTATTAAGGCAGCTACCGCACATGACAAAAAGGCACCTAAAACATACGAGGATCTAGAGCATGTACTAGATAATATCGCTGAAAACCAAGGCTTTGAGAAATTTGGCCAACAAGTGATTGAAGAATTGGGAAAGCGACCTATGACCCGAAACCTAGTACCAGAAGGAATGAAGAAAGAGAAAAAAGAAAAGACGGTACCAAGCAAGGGTTAACCTACAACGAAATCGTTATATACTCTTTACGTAAAGGATTTAAATCCCATTTGCATGAAGTTGAAAAGATGACTCTAACTGAATTTCTGTATAAGAAATATGCCCAAGAATATAAAGAAATTGATGAACTTTATAAACTGCACTTAGTAGCCTTTTTAAATAGAAACGCCACATTGACCAAGAATGTAGGAACAGATAAAAAGCCTAAAGAGGAATTTGTGTATAAGAAGTTTGATGACTTTTTTGATTATGACCGAATTATAAAACAAGTAGATGAAGGGTTTACCAAGAAGGAAGAAAAGAAGGAAAACAAGCGTTTATCTCCAGCTGAATTAGCAGCAATACGAAACAGAAAGGGGTGAGGATGTGTCTAACTATTCCATTGAGGCGGAAATAAAAGCGAGCATTTCTAAATATAGAAAAGCTATTCAAACAGCCAGAAATGTTACGAAGCGATTCAAAAAAGAATCAGAAGCTGCGAAAAATACAGATGTGGATGCGGATATCAAACCACTGAAACGAAACCTTAAAAAAGCAAAGAAGTTAATGCAGATGTTTACTAAGTCAAAAAACGAGGTTAACGTGGACGCTGATACGTCAGAGGCCGTAAGAAAAATGGGTATGCTTCAAGCGATCAAGACAGCACTAAATAAAAGGGTTGTTATTCCTATTGAAGCCAGAGTGAATAAATTTCACCGCATGGTTGGAAGGATTGCCAATAATATTAGAGCCTTAGAGACAGTTTCGTTGAGTGTTTTTACTGGAATAGGTATTATAGCATCCACCGTGGCCATACCCGCCCTTGCCGCATTAGTACTAGTTATTGCGGCTATTGGTAATTCGTTGGTTGTGGTCGGATCAGCAGCTGTTGCATTAGGAGCCGGTTTTGGAATTGCAGGTGGCGCAGCCCTTGCGTTTGGCGCTGCGGCGATACCCACCATAACAAGTATTGTGGATGGTACAGCAAAAGCAACAGAGGAAAATAAAAAGGCCGCAAAGGCGTTGGAGACACTTAAAAGTTCTTGGCAAAAAGTACAAGAAGCAATTGCTCCTCAAGTGGCTGTGGCTTTTGGTAATGCACTGAAAGGAATAGAGGCATCGATCACATCCTTACAGCCCATGTTTGAAAATGTAGCAAGCACGGTTGCTACATTGGCGACCAGATTTAATGAGTTTACAGGAAGCAAAACAGCACAAGCATTTTTTGGCTACCTAAATAAAAATGCGGGTCCTATCTTGGACAAAATAGTAAGTGGTATTGGCGGATTTGTAAAAGGACTAATGAATTTAACGGTGGCATTTGCACCTTTAACGGATTTTGTTGTACAAGGGTTTGCAAATATGGGACAATCCTTTGCTAATTTCACAGCTAGTATACAAGGTTCTGCCGCATTACAAAACTTTATTAATTTCGTTAAAACGAACTTACCATTAATCGGGTCAATATTCGGCGATACATTTATGGGAATCATTAATTTGTTTAGTTCTTTTTCTGGTAGTACTACATCTATATTGGAATCCTTGGCTACCATGGCAGAAAGCTTTAGAACTTGGTCAGCCACCATATCAGAATCAGATGGTTTTCAAAAATTCATGTTATATGTGCAAGAAAATGGCCCAAAAGTGATGTCACTAATCGGTCAATTAATTACTTTTGTGATGAACATGGCCATTGCTTTGGCACCACTAGGAGCAACAGTGCTTGATTTGGCTAATAAATTTTTCACTTGGATTAATGGGTTAATGCAAACCAATCCATGGATTGGAACACTTATTGCGATGGGAGGTTTATTAGTTTCCTCATTACTTAAATTAGCCCCAGTTATAGGGCTTGTTATTAATGCATTCTTTGGATTGGTAGGAATAGTTTCCAAAATAGCTCCATGGATCATGGGGACGATAACTGCTGTATCGGCGTTTATCGGTATATTAATGTATTTATATAACACAAATGAGACGGTTCGAGCGGCTATACAAACAGCTTGGACTTTTATCATGAATATAATTCAAACGGTAATAACAGAGGTCTACAGCTTTGTACTTTCTATTTGGGGGCAATTAGTAATTTGGTGGCAACAAAATAACCAAATGATACTACAAGCTGCACAAAACGTCTGGACTGTAATATCTACTGTCATTAGCACAGTTATGAATATCATATGGGGTATTATGCAAGTGATATGGCCGGTAATAAAGTCGTTGGTGGTCTCAACATGGAATGCAATAAAAGGAGCTATACAAGCTGCAATAGATATCATTTTAGGTATCATTGAATTTTTTAGTGCTTTGTTTACTGGCAATTGGTCTAAATTGTGGCAAGCAATTAAAAAGATCGTTTCTAACGCTGTAAAACTGGTGTGGAATTTGGTTCAGTTATGGTTTGTCGGAAAGATACTCAAACTTGGAAAGACCTTATTCAAAAGCCTAACAGGAATTGTCAGGAACCTTTGGAGCAAAGTGTCTAGTTTCTTTACCAGTGGAGTTTCGAAGGCGAAAAACATTGTATCAACAGGCTTTAACTTTATCAAAAGTAAAATTTCATCCATTATGAATGCTGTTAAATCGGTCATTTCAAGCATTTGGAATGGTATTAAAAGCAAAATATCCAGCGTTATGAATGCTATTAAATCAACCATTTCAAACATTTGGAACGGGATTAAAAGCACGATATCCAATGTCGTTACTAGTATTAAATCAAAAGTTTCTAATGTTTTTAACTCACTCAAAGGGGTTACAAGCAAAGCTTTTAACGCTGTTAAAAATGCAGTTAAATCTGGAATGGATAAAGCTTTAAATGTTGTAGTTAACATTAAAGATAAGTTTTTAGACGCTGGTAAAAATATTGTTGGTTCTATAGCTAAAGGTATAACAGGAGCCATTGGTAAAGTAAAAGACGCCATAGGCAAAGTAACACAGAAGATACGTGATTTCCTACCATTTTCCCCTGCTAAAGAGGGAGCTTTGCGAGACATCATGAAAATACAAATACCTCAAAGTATCGCGAAGTCCATTGACCGAGGTAGTGGTGTGGCAATCAAATCAATGTCCAGGCTGTCAAAAGACATTGATAAGGAAATGCCTAGCGCTGAAATGAAATTTAATACAAATCAACTTACATCTAGTTTAAGAGGTTTAAGACGAAGTGCTGCCACTCAAGTCCAAAGTGCTATAAATGCAGATATAGACGTACAGAAACAGCCTGCACATATAAACATATCCTTAGGCAGGCAAGAATTTAGTGTATTTGTAGATGATATAACAACAGTACAAGAAAGAAAAGCAAGAGTTAGAAGATCATTTAATTAGGGAGGAAGTGCTTTTATGTATGGTTTCGTAGATTTAACAACGGGAAGTGTTGCCAAAAGCACTTCCTTTTCTATTCAAACTGTTTTTAACGGTACTAATTTAGATCAACAATTGTCCGACGAAACAGGGAGTTTTGTAACTTTAACTATTGAAGGTCGGGGGAATGTAAAGCAGAGAATCGAATCAACGGAAGTCCCGGGTATGGATGGCGCTTTAGAATACACAAGCACAACGTATGATGTGCGGGAAATAGCTGTTAAGTATAAACTATCAGACCGTACAAATGAAGGGTTCAGAAGCCGTGTAAACAGGTTGAACAGCCTGTTAAGAGGCAGTAAAAGACAGCTCCGTTTTACAGATGAAGATGCGTTTTACTATGCAACTTTATCAGAAAACACTATTCCTGAAGAAGAATCTAATGACTTAATTGGAACACTAACCTTTATTTGTTCTGATCCGTTTAAATATGGAAAAGAACATATTTTACATTTTGAATCTGATGTTATTACAGTCACGAATAAAGGAACAGCCGAAGTTAAACCAGTAATTGAAATGGAAGTATTGGGAGACCCCCTTACTCTATCTCCATTTGTTATGGTACAGAATCAAGAAGAACAATATATGTTAATTGGTGAAGCATTAGACGTAGAGTCCAGCACACCATATCAAAAATATGAACGTGTGATGTATTCAGACGCTAACGCGCTAACAGGATGGACTACAGCGGCAACTGGTGAGGTAGATGGCTTAATAGCAGGAAAAATGGAAGCTGTTAAAGATCGATTTCAGGCAGCCTCATATGGTTCCGGTTCCGGTTGGCATGGACCAGCTGTAAAACAATCACTGCCAGAGGCTTTACAGGATTTTAGGTTGAACACATGGATTACTTTAGATAATAGTGGTCAAACGGTAGGACGTATAGAATTGTATCTATTGGATGTAAACGGCAATCAAGTGGCCAAGGTAGCGATGAAAGATGTGCGTCGAGGTGAACGCTTAGGATATGGTGAGGCGAGAGTAGGTGGTGCTCTCGCAAATCATTTTTTAATCTCAGAATATGGCGATCGCAAGGGTTCTTGGAATAATTTTGCTGGGATCCTTCGAATTGAACGGGAAGGTAATATGTGGAGTGCTTTTTTTGGCAAAGGCAATGCAAAGAATGGTTACCATACTCGCAGGTTTGCTTATTGGAGGGACACCAGAAATAAATATAATATACCTGTTGCGCAAGTTGTAGTACACATGGGACAGTACGGAAAAAATAAACCGTGTACTGGTGGAGTATACTCTATATCTGTAGAAAAGATTAATCAAGTGGATCAAGGTACACCTGTCATAGTACGAACAGGAGATTTTATTAAATTTGATACAAGAGCTGAGGAAATAACCATTAACGGTGAACCTAGAACCGATATTGTTGATTTTGGAACAGAGTATTTTGGATTAAAACCGGGAGATAACCAATTGGTCATTATGCCTAATGATAGTTTTAAAACTACGATAAAATATAGAGATACATTTAGGTAGGCGATTGTATGAGTAAAATAATTATTGCAGACGGTCAGACTGATAAAATTTATAGTTGGATAAATAAATCAAATATTTTAGAGAACAAACATGTGAAATCTATGAAGGACACGGTAGAAACTTTTGATTTTCAAACGTATGGAGACCAGCCTTTCTCACAACATTTATTCAAACGAAATCGTATTGTTATTCCAGACGAAGATGGCAAGTGGATTGAATTTATTATTTCTGAAAGTGTTAAATACCACAATAGCAGTGGGATTTTATTAACAGATATATTTGGGCGTGCTAGCTACGTAGACCTAAAGAAATCGAAAGTCATTGCCCCCATGAAAACAGAAGCTTTAAGTGCTGAATCACATGCTAGAAACGCGCTTGCCGGCACAGAGTGGGAAGTGGGGAACGTTTCTTTTAATGGTGTTCGGACTTTTACTTTTGATACTCATTTGAATCCTTACACTTATTTAAAAAAGATTGCTAGTGAATTTGATCTTGAGTTACATTTTCGGGTAGAAGTGGATTATTACCGTGTTTCCGGAAGATACGTAGATATAGTTGAAAAAGCAGGTATCTGGCGGGGGAGAACTGTGGAGTTTGGAAAAGACCTATTAGGTATACGGAGAATAGAAAAAACAGACCAAATAGTAACAGCACTTAAAGGTATTGGACCAGAAAAAGAAGATGGTACAAGGTTAGAAGTGTTCGTTGAGGACAAAGACGCCCTTGCGAGATGGGGAAGAAACGGTAACCACCTTATTGAAGTTTACGAACCACAATCTACCGATCAAGATATGTCAATGGATCGTTTAACTACTCTTACAGAGAATGAACTTCAAAAGCGAGTAAATGCGACTGTAGAGTATGAAGCAGAAGTTGCGGATCTTGAACATGTTCCAGGTATGGAAAATAAAAAAATTCGCTTCGGGGATACCATTAAGATTAAGGATGTTAAGTTCTACCCACCATTATATCTTGAAGCTAGGGTGCACACCCTAGAAAGGAATATTATTGATAAGTCTCAAAAGAAAGTTATTCTTGGTGACTACATTGAGTATACAGAAGATGAAGTAAAAGCTGTTTGGAAGTCGTTACAAGCTGAAATACGTAAAAAGGTTTCCATGGCAGAATTAAAAGAAGTTACTTACGATAAGCTTACTATTGACGAAAAAGACAAGGTTGTTTTGGACGAAGGTAAGTCGATCACAGAATCTGTAAGATTAGATGTTAAAGAATATGCAGATACCCAAGATCAAAGTGTTTATCAGGATTCTACATTGTATGCCGACCAACAAAAGAAGAACTTAAAGAATGACGTGGAATCCGGAGGAGTTAAAGTTCCGACAACTAGCTTAGAAGGTGCTATTAAATTAGCAAACAATGTATTGGAAAATGCTAGTTCCACGGTTTATACAGACGAAGAAGGAAACTTTTATTTTGTTGATAGCAGAAATGTAGTAAAGATAACATCTAAAGGAATAGGAGTATCGTCAAATGGTGTAACTGGACCATTTACCAACGCACTAACCGGACGAGGACTAAACGCAACTGCCATCGTAACAGGAGTATTAAATGCTGATGTAGTAAAAATAGAAAATAACAAAGTAATTATAAATGAGAAAGGGGTGAACGTAAAAAATGGTGCGTTCACCTTGGAAGATCAGACCACAGGAATTAAATCTATATTACGAGAAAACTCAAATATGATAGCAGATCATTCATTTGAGTTGATAGTACCTCATACCAGTATTGACCCTGTCAGTTCAACAGCCAGTATTTTTACAGTTAATCAAGACAGTCTACTTAATAGTCCGTGGTCAAACTCTAAGCCCGCGGAAGCTAGGTTAATGGTCTCTTTTGACGCAAGTACGGAAACTTTATTTGGGCAAAGGGCAGTGATTTTAAGAGGATTAGATTATGGAACCTGGGATCAGATTGTACAAATACCAGCACAGTTTAAGCACACAAACTCTATGAGTTTTTCAGCGTTCGTGGCTCCGTTTGAAAGGACAACCTACGATGTCGAGGTGTCCATGCGGATGCAATTAGTAACTAAAAATGGAGCATGGGTGCAAGATTTAAACACAGTAAACCATATAATCGATCATGCAGATAAATATAATTGGACACGATTAAGTGTGTCTTATAACGGTCGGATACCTAAAGGTGACTATAATGTGAGGTTGAGGATATTTTTAAACAATAACAAATCCAGTGCTATGCTTTTATGCGATGGCGTACAATTAGTACCATTTGAACATCCGACTCTATATTATCCAGAGACCCAAGTTTTTAGAGCTCTAACGGGCACAGACAAAGCGCTAAGCTTTTCAACAAATGATTTTGATGCTGGATATGCCGCAATTGATACACTATGGGTAAATACCATGAAGAAACAAGCACATGCGTTTGCCAATCTCCGAAATGGTTGGGTGCCGTATGGAGGCAGCTTTCAATATCCAAGATATACTAAACTAGCAACGGGTATGGTTTATCTGGCGGGATTGATGAAAGGCGGATTAGTTGGCAAATATACAGCTTTTATACTGCCTAAAGGTTGTAGACCAAACATGCTCGAAACATTTCGAACGAACGGTTCTCGTGGCGGAGCCGATGTTTATGTCTATCCCAACGGAGACGTAAGAGTTATTAGCGGTAACGCCGGACATGTATCTTTGAGTGGTATTTGTTTTCTAGGAGAAAATTAGGAGGATATTGCCATGTCAGATTTAACTAAAACCGAAGTGATTGAAGTGGATGCGGAAGGTGAAATTATTGATAATCATCTAATGGATTCTGATGAAATTAATGAGGCGGTTAACGAGGGAAGGTTCATTGTTAAAAATGGCTGGACAAATCGATTGTTTCACCCTAAATTCGATCACCTTTCTAAAAAATGGGTAGAAGGGTTAACTGTGGAGGAAATAAAAAACAAACAAATTGAAATAGAAGATCAGCATAGTAAGCCGTTAGATGGTGAAATGAACGCTATCGCACTTATGGAATTAACTGAATCTATATTAGGAGGTAAATAAATGTTGGCTATGCTATTTGCAACGTATATTATCAGAGGATTATGGGAGTATCAAAGGGTGCCGAATGTATTGAAGGAAGATGTGGACGCTATTTTGGTAGCTGAAGGTAGAGAGGATTTAATAAAACGCTGAATAGGCGTTATTTTTATGTGAGGAATGGAGGAAAATTTTCCTTACTGTCGAATGTAATAATTAAGAAACTAATATTTTTTAAAAGGAGTGTCTCGAATGCAACCAATTGAAGAAAGGTACAGAAACATTGAAGATTTAACTTTTGATGAGGCGAAAAGAATATTAGAGAGTGCGGGCTATAAAACTTATAATAATGTATACGATATGGGCGATGAGGT